AATGACTTTTAAACATTCAAGAAGAATTTGGTGACAAGTTATCAGAGAAAAAATTCCACCAGGCATTCACCTGGTTTGAAAACAAGATACTTATCAGTATCCAAACTTAATGAATGCGGTAGAGAGAATTGGCACTATTCTCCCCCCTTCGCCACCCGAAGGGGTCCGTCTTTGACGGTAATATATTTGTTGTGCCTATACATTTATCCATGGTGTTGGATAAACATATTGAGGTTGTATACCTCGAAAGCGGACCAGCGCAAAATCTGGTCCTGCAGAAACAGCTAGTCGATGATATGAATTATCAGATGTGAAATCTGTTTCATAAGACATTACTGGTGCTACGGTGTTGATGTTATTATAAGAAATATAACGATAGCTCATATAACAAGGAATATGAACTTCATGAATTGGGTTCACAATTGGATTGAAAATTTCCCGCCCACTTTCGTAAGCAGTCTCTTTAGCAATTAATTGACCATATTTAATGGTTGAAGTTGTAATTTTTGCCAACAATCCACCCGAAGGAGCTTGTAACTCAGCGGCTGGTCCATAACCAATACTAGATGTCGATTGACCTCCTCCTGTTACAGAGATCATCCAATTCGTGGAACCGGTCACACCTACATGACAATCGATCAGACGAGCCATCAATGTTTGTCTACATGCATTAGCATTATAACTAGTCCCAGGGGTAATAGTACCTGGTATAACCCAAGGCCCGTTGGAAACAAAACCGGCCAGCGGTGGGTATATTGGAAAATAAGCTGCAGCTGGACCTGGTGCTGTAGGTGGTGTAAAGATGTACACTACAGATGGGCGCGATAAAATATGTTGAAGATTATTAAATTTCTCTCCCATATAAAGTTCAGTATCGCCCTGCAATTTATATGAACTATAAGTAGGTCCACCTAACATTTGAGCAAATTCAAAATCATCACCAGCTGATAATGACATCATAATGCGGACTGATGATGTCGTTGTTGGACTATTCAGACGTGTAAATACTTTAAGTCCGAGATTGCCGTTGTGCACACCCAATGATGTAGGATAGCGATCAGGTAATGTTGTACTATCGATGACATTAAAGCCTTTATCACTCCAAATGTAACCAACACGAGTAGCAAACCATGCTTTATAATTATCGTGAGGAACAATAAATTCACACGTATCACTCTCGCGAATATTCCATAACTTTGTTAATACAGTTGTCAAATTTCCATCTGTTCCAGTAACTATGGATCCACTAGTATAAGCTCCAGTTGGATCCCAGAATAATCGGATTGTTCCAGCATGATGCGGTGATGAGAATACTTTAAAGGTGAATTTTAAAGAACCTCGCCAGTATTGAAAATATCGTGAAAACATTTCTAATGGGTGTCCAAAAATTATAGAATTGGTAATATCAG